GGTATGGGAATTATTTCCAAGCCAGCATCAGCTGTTGCAAAAGCCGCGGGGATGTTGGAGAGTATTCCTCTCCTCGCCCCATACGCTAAGGCCACATCCATGGTGTCCTCTGCTATCGCAGGGGCTGCTCGGTTGTTTGGCTACAGTCGCCCACCGATCATTTCCGATATTCAATTGTATAAGCCTTTTCCGCAAGGAAATTTAGCTAACGTTGATGCTTCGGAAGCAGTATCTCGTCTTACGCTTGATAGCAAGCAAGAGTTAACTGTAGATCCACGCACTGTAGGCCTTGGCCCGCAGGACCAGATGTCCATTAAGTCAATTGTGACTAGAGAATCATTTCTCACCCGATTCAGCTGGGACGAGACCAACGCACCAGGAGATCTTCTATGGAACTCCTACGTGTCGCCATGTCAGTTCAGCCGTTTCCAAACGGAGTATCACCTCACTCCGAGTGCCATGATCTGTAAGATGTTTGATTATTGGCACGGAACTATCAAGTTCCGCTTTCAGGTAGTTGCATCCGCAATGCATAAAGGACGTATTTTGCTGCGGTATGACCCCGCTTTAACCACCACTCCTATTGAGTACAACACTGGTTTTACCAGAATTATTGATATCTCGGAGGAGCCCGATTTTGAAATCGAGGTAGCTTGGGGCCAAGCACTACCCTTTTTGGAGTGTATCGAAACAGCAACGGAACTGTTCACATCAGCTTCCCGTTTGCCACGCGACAACAGTGGGTTCCATAATGGAATTGTCGAACTTTCGGTTATTAACACTCTCGCTAGTCCAACGGACAACAAACCCGTATCTATTAATGTATTCGTCTCCATGTGTGACGATGCTAAGTTCGGGGCACCACTATCTACTTTTACCAATTATAGCGTTTTCCCAGGCGGGGTAGCTACTTTGGAGGAGGACCCACCGGGGCGTAGAGTCCTAGACTCGCAATCCGGTGAAGAGGCGCCTATCATGAATATGGCAGCCTCGGAGAACAAGCCTACTGATCCTGAACCAGTTTTGGCCATCTCCACACCATCAAATCCGACAGATGAAACAATGTCGGTGTTTTTCGGCGAATCCATAACCTCTATCAGAGAATTAATGAAGAGGTACGTCTTATACCGCACTTATGCGGTCGAGGAGGCAGGCACAGTTGTGCCCGACAAGTTGAATGTTGTGACAATCAACACCTCCGCTCTACCAGGTTTACCTGGTTTCGACCCCAGCGGCCCTGACGATTTTGGCGCCGATGTTGCCTGGCAATTGGGATATTCTCCCATAGCCTGGCTTCGACCATGTTACGCCGCATGGCGTGGCAGTCTCCGTAAAAAGTTTTTTATTAACAGTGGACCAGCCACAAATCCGTTTGTTTATCGAGGTGTAGCTCAAACTCAAGCTACTTCCATTTCGATTGCTAACAGTTTAACGGATACATTCAATAGCTTCGCACTGTCCCGCGGTGGTGTTTCCACTTACCGTGGATCCGCGGCGACGTCGACAGCTCAGAACGCGGTTTTGGAAATTGAAGTCCCCTTTTATGAGGACGTTAGGTTCCTTAGTGCCAGAAATGGCCGAGGTTCTCTCACCTTTTCCGAGCGTGTCACCCTACGAGACTCATGCAATCCTTCTGGTGAAGGTATTTTGCCGTCTTTTGCGGGTCGCACGTACACTGAATGGGTCGCTGCTGGGGAAGATTTTTCATTATTCTTCTTTACAGGTGTTCCCATCTTGTACCGCTACACGTATATTTAACGTGTATAAATAAAAGTGTTCTCCTAACACTCAAAACTAAGGAAAATCAAGCTCTGGCAGAGAAATAAAGTCGGAGCCCAGAATCCCGTGATGCAGTCCACGGGTGCGGCAAGTAATTGTCGCGGCGGTCACGCCTCTTTTGTTTAAATTCTACGAATTTTTGCCGGG